CGACAATCACACCTAAACCTGATTTTGACCCTTTTGATGACCCAGACCCATCTGACGACCCTGAAGCAAGAAACCCTGAAGTATTACCTAAACCTGATACTAAACCTGCTCCGACAATTACACCAAAACCTGATTTTGACCCTTTTGATGACCCTGACCCATCTGATGACCCTGAAGCAAAATCTGACGGATTTAGATTTTTTATGGGACAAGTTAAAAAAAATAGAATGATTAAATAATTTATAAGATGAGCTTAAACAAAAACATGGAAAAATATTTTAAAGTTAAAAAAACTTTAGAAAGAAAATTAGTTAGTGAAGGTTTAACTAGAGATGAAAAATATCTTTTAGAAAGAGTTAAAAAAGAAATTAATGAAGCCCCAATGACATTTGGGTCTGAAGTTGGTGGTGGTAGACCAAGTAGAAATTTACAAGGAAAAATCGAAAGAGGTGAATTACCACTTAGTAAATTTGGGTTAACACAAGCACAAGTTGATTTCTTTACTTCAATGGCGTTTAAAGATTCGATAGTTCGTTTAGAAGAATTATTGGGTAGAAATTCAGGTATTGATAGACGTTTGACAATTGCTAACCAAAATCTTAAAACTGATTCACAAAACGCATTCCGTGTTTTCATGGGTGTTGTTGGTGAATTGATGGGTGAATTAATTTCACTACAAATGAGAAACAAAGAAGAAATTGAGGAGATTGCTGCAGAATCAGTTGAGAAAGCAATGGGTATTGATAGAGAGTTCTTTAACGCTAAATTGAAATTGGATGGTAAACTTACAACAGGGTTTTTAAAACAACTTCAAGGGATGAAAGCAAAAGTGGAGAATATTTCTGATGAAGAAATTGCTGAAAAATTTGCTGACATTGATGCCGAAAAACAACAAAAGATTGAAGATTTAAAACGTGATATCGAATCTGCGGGTGTTGAATTTGATGAAGAAAAAGTTAAACAATCTGTTGAGTCAACTTTTAAAATTTCACCATCAACTGTTGAGAAAGCTAAAAACGAATTTTCTGATGAGGTATCAAGACGAATGATTATTAATATGTTCAGAAGAGGTATGTCATTATACTACTCAAACGCATATGAAATATGTGCTGATAAAATTTCAGAACTACCTGGTGGTGAGAGAATTATCGAAATATCAAATGTTATACAACCAATTATGTTACATATGTATTGGTTATTTGATGACATTGGTAATGTTGGTAATTCAGGTGGTGGACAAATTGGTCAAATCCAAGTTAAACCACCAACAAATGATGAAAACTCTGATGAAAAATCTGATGATGATTCTGAAGAAAAACCATCTAAAAAACCTAAAAACAGTTCGGATGAAGAACCTGAAAATCAATCTCCAAATAGACCTAAAAAAGCCAATGGACCTTTTACTATTGAGGCAAGAGCATCAACATTACCATTATTAGTTCATGAATTAATAAAAGGTGTTATTATGTTCTTCACATCAGCAGGTGGCCCTAAAGATAAAGGACAACGAGAACTTACTAAAAAAGCGGCTACGTCATTAGAAGTTGAAGCTTACGATTTGGTTTACAGTGAAAAATTCTACATCGAATTTTACAAAATTTTTAACAGAGTTGTAAGTGATGTGAATGAACAAAGAGAATTAACACCGTTTTTACTTAAATTTTTATCTAACGAAAATAAAGATAAATTATTTAAATTAACTAAGTCATTATTTACACTAGGTTTAGAAGACCCTGAATTTGCTGAGAATTATATCGGTAGTTTGGTTGAAAAATCAAGAAGTCTTAGAAAACAAATGGACCAAAATCCATCATATATGACTAAAAAACAATATGGTAATAAACCTGATGAAGACGATGATTTTGATGATGATATGTCTTGGATGGACGAGGATTAATTTATGTCTTTAAATAAAGAACAAATATTACTAGAATACGTAAAGTGTATGAGGGACACCTCATACGCTTTAAAAACGTATCTCCAAACATACGATAACACAGTATCTAAATTCGTTCCATTAGAATTATTCCCTGACCAAATTACTTTGTTACAGGATTATGAAGATTATAATGAGAACATCGCCTTAAAATATCGACAAGCAGGTGTATCAACAGTTACCGCCGCTTGGATATCAAAAAAATTAGCATTCGCTAAAAAAGAAAAACCTGAGAAAATTCTTATAATCGCCAACAAACTTGATACATCAATCGAGATGGCTAATAAGATTAGGTTGTTTGTAACCCAATGGCCGTCATGGACAAATGTTGGAATTGACCCAAATAAAAAATCTACCAAACATTGGAAATTAACTAATAGTTGTGAGGTTAAAGCGGTTGCAACATCTAAAGATGCCTTACGTGGATTTACCCCAACAATACTTGTATTTGATGAGGCAGCGTTTATCGAAGCCGACAGTGACTTCTGGTCAGCCTGTATGGCGTCCCTATCTACGGGGGGTAAAGTAATTGTGGTATCAACACCTAACGGTAATGACCCAATCTACTATGAGATTTATGACCAAGCATTGCGTAATATGAATGATTTCAAAATTACGGAAATGTATTGGTATCGTGACCCTCGTTACACAAGTGATTTATATTTTGTTAAGACTGATGATGCAATTCATTATCTTTTAAATAAAGAAGAATATGACTCAACCAAAATTATTAGTTGGGAGGATAAACCATTTTTAGAACGAGACTTTGACGAAGCCAAAGAATTAATTAAAAATGGATACAAACCATGTTCTGATTGGTTTGAAAAAATGGTTAAGAAACTTAAATACGATAAACGTAAAGTTTCTCAAGAGTTAGAGTGTAACTTTCTTGGTTCAGGGGATAACGTATTTGACTCAAAGTTAATGCAAAAAATTCGTGAGAATTACCTATTAGAACCTCAAAATAGAATGTTAGGTAATCAATTATGGATTTGGAAGGAACCTGTTATTGGTCATAAGTACATTATGGGAGTCGATGTCAGTCGTGGAGATAGTGAGGATTTTAGTTCATTTCAAATTGTTGACTTCGATACTCGTGAACAAGTTGCAGAATTTGTTGGTAAATTACCACCCGACACAATGGCTGAAATATGTTATAAATGGGGTAATATGTACTCAGCGTTTATAGTTGTCGATATCACAGGTGGAATGGGTGTTTCAACATCACGTAAATTACAAGAGTTAGGTTACAAAAACTTATACGTTGATGGTGTTGAACTTGGTAATACTTGGAAGTACAATCCAAAATCCGCCGAAAAAATTCCAGGAATTAACTTTAATAATAAACGTGTTCAGATTATAGCGTCATATGAAGAAGCTATGAGACACGATTTCAGAATATATAGTCACCGTTTATATAATGAAATGGATACATTCATTTACATTAATGGTAGACCTGACCACCAAAAAGGAAGACATGACGATTTACTTATGTCTATCGCAATGGCCACTTATGTTGGTGAATCATCTTTCAGTAATTTAACAAAAGTAACCGAATTAACAAAATCAATGTTAGAGTCTTGGACTGTTGCAGATAATGATGAGGCTAGTAAAACTTTAGATTTTAATCCCGTTATGCCACATTATCAAGATAGAATGAGACAAACGAATGGATATCAACCAAGTCGTAATGATTATGAAACTTATGGTTGGTTATTTGGACGTAGATAATATTTATTGGTTACGAGTAACTATTTAATTATTGATAAATAGATTTAAAATTAATATATGGAAAATAAACAAAATAATCTGACAGTTTGGCAACGTTTATCACATGCGTTTGGACCAAACTCATTATTAAATCAAGATTTCCCCACATATAAATTAGACAAAAAAGAGTTGTTAAAAACAACTTCAAAGGACGATTACGAAAGGGAAAAACTACAAGCACAACAAACTTATTTTTTAGCTAACCAATGGTCTAAAATTGAAAGTAATCTATACACACAAGCCGTTTATTATGAACCAACACGTTTGGCGTCATTTTATGATTACGAATCAATGGAGTATACTCCTGAGATTTCCGCTGCTTTAGACATCTACGGTGAGGAATCTACAACAGTTGACCAAAATGGTTACATGTTACAAATATACTCAGAATCTAAACGTATCAAATCAATTCTTACCGATTTATTTAATAACGTTTTAGATATCAATACCAACTTACCTATGTGGACAAGAAACACATGTAAGTACGGGGATAACTTTGTTTACTTAAAATTAGATACTGAAAAAGGTATTATTGGTTGTATGCAATTACCTAACATCGAGATTGAACGTTTGGAAAGAGGTATGGCAGCCAAATCAGCAAATGTTGATGAACCAATTGAAAACAAAGGTTTAAGATTCAAATGGAAAGTTAAAGACATGGAATTTAACACATGGGAAATAGCTCACTTCCGTTTATTGGGGGATGATAGAAAACTTCCTTATGGTACTTCAATGTTAGAAAAAGCAAGACGTATTTGGAAACAGTTATTGTTATCTGAGGATGCGATGTTGATTTATCGTACATCAAGAGCTCCTGAAAGACGTGTATTCAAAGTATTCGTTGGTAATATGGATGATAAAGATGTTGAACCATACGTACAACGTGTCGCTAACAAATTCAAAAGAAGTCAAGTTGTTGACTCAGCAACAGGTAATGTTGATATGAGGTTTAACCAAATGGCGGTTGACCAAGATTACTTTATTCCTGTTCGTGACCCAGCACAAGCGTCACCAATTGAGACATTGGCGGGAGCTCAGAACTTAGGTGAGATTGCGGATATCGAATACATCCAAAAGAAATTATTAACCGCATTACGTGTACCAAAAGCATTCTTAGGATTTGAGGAACCTGTCGGTGGTGGTAAAGACTTATCATTAATGGATATTCGTTTTGCAAGAACTATCAATAGAATACAGAAATGTATGATTGCTGAGATGAATAAAATCGCGATTATCCATTTATTTTTATTAGGATTTGAGGATGAATTATCTAACTTCACATTAAGTTTAACTAACCCATCATCACAAGCCGATTTATTAAAAATCGACATATGGAAAGACAAAATGTTATTATACAAAGATGCGGTTACACCACAACAAGAAGGTATCGCACCTGTATCAGCATCATGGGCTAAAAAACATATATTAGGTTTCTCAGATGAAGAAATTAAACTTGATTTACAACAACAAAGAATTGAAAGAGCGGTTGGAGCTGAATTAACTAATACGGCAACAATTATCACTCATACAGGACTATTTGATAATATCGACAAATTGTACGGTACTAAATCAGGTGGAACTCAAAATGGTTTGGCGGCATCAACACCTCCGCCAGCACCAGGTGGTGACATGGGTGGTGGAATGGGTGCCGACATGGGAGGACCTCCCGCACCTCCAGGCCCTGAGCCAGGTGGTGAAGCGGGTGTAACACCTGAATCAATTAATAAAAAAGATAATTTAAAAATATTGTTAGAGAATGATAGTCTAACTGAGGATGATTCATATATTGATTTATCTAAAGCAAGAAATTCTTTGGGGGATATTGAAACCCAATTGGATAAACTTCTAAATAGTTGATATTTATATAGAAAAGATATTATGAAATTCGGAATATTAAAATCAAAAATAGAGACATTATTGTCTGAGTCATATAGTAAAAAAACGTTTAAACAAGAGTTGTCAAACTTTAAGAAATATGTTTTAGAAAATAAAAATATT